CACATTGACCTTCTACTTTAGATCTAAGATAACCTAGTAGATTATATTTAGATCGTCGATCCAAATTGTCATCCATAAGGATTTCAATTCTTCTCTGTAAGAACCTTTCACAAGACATGTGCCACCCGTAGGGGTTGCCGTCATCATGATGGGCAAGGGTCAATGCCAGTAAGATACTGAGCATGAGATGAACGTAGGTCTACCTTAGACCTTATATACTATGTAGTCAAGTAGTTTAGTATAATGTGATACAATCTTAACTTATCTTGCGATACGTTGAAGAGTGTGTCGTTCAGACTTGACCTGTTCTATTATAACGTCTATTCCGATTTTTGGGAAGCAATCCCCGCAAGTAAAAATATCCACCGCAGCCGTTCCCTTTTCTGGCCACGTATGGATACTGATATGACTTTCCGCAAGGAGAACCAGAACGGTTACACCCTGCGGATTAAATTGTTTTGAAATGATTTGTATTACCGTAGCACCACTACAGATTGCAGCATCTTCCAGGAGACCCCTGAGATAGAACTCGTCGTTAAGGACGGTATAACTGCAACCATAGAGGTTCAGTAAGTAATGATCGCCCATCAGTCTTCGATTGCTTCGGAGTCAATACCATATTCATTGATGAGTTTATCGATCTTCGTTTCGTCACCACCAAGTTTAGTGATTTCGTGAATAGAAGACTTTTTGTACTTCTTAAGTTTTTTGTACTGTTTGATAATCTTGTTGATCTCACTAGTGCGGATATTGAGTTTTAACTCTTTATCCTCCTTATCAGTAAAACCCTTAAATCCGTCGCTCATCGTTTCTTCTTTTTTTCTTCGGTTGGTTTGTACCCGTACAGTTTAGGGTTTACTGTACCGTTTGTCCAGTCCAAAGCCTGGAGATTTTTGTACTTATCGTAATAATAATCAAAGATGTCTACTTGTCCACCCTGAGTGATATCTTGTTTTTTGTTTTGTTCTTCATCTAGGTATGTTACCAAGTATGAGTTACTTGGTAATCCCTTGTCTTCAGCTGCAGTTGGATCGCAGTTTTCAATTAATACTCTCACGCTACCCATGGTTACCTCAAGAACGACCTCCCCATTGAATGTCGGGATACGCTTCCTCGACCAGTTCTCGGGTGATCTTGTACTTTGTTTGGAGTTGTTTATCCTTTACAAGGATAAGGATTTCCGCTTCTTTTGGATTAAGTTGTTCACAGATGTTGATAAACATCGTTTCTTTACGAAGGCGGTTCATCGCGTCATTACCACCTTTCACAAAGTTATAAAGTTTATCCCACTCTTTGCGAATACTAGAAGCAGTGATTTCACGATCTTCCTGTGCGGTAAGAGGCACTTCTCCAGGTGGAAGATCGGATTTTACAGTCTCATCAAAGTTCCAGATGAAGACTGCTTTGATAAAGTTTTCGTTATATTGTTGAAGAATTTCAATCTTCTTTGCCTTAGTTCTCTCTGCAACAACTGCGGAAAGAATTTCATCGACTCTTGATGAAGGAGTGAGAACTACCTTCGGAGTCGATGATTTCTTAGCTGCAGGTTTACGAGTAGTAGTGGACTTGCGTTTAGTCGTCGTCCTCTTCGTCGTAGTCATAATCGTTTTCAAATCGTACTGCTAAAATTTCATCAGGAATTACATTCCCATTTTCATCAAACATTTCAGGATGAACTGATCCTAAACCTGCGGAGGAGTAAATTACGTGCTCTTTCCAAAGCCAACCAATTATGCCACCAATCATCAGAAACATAAAGGTCATCATGCTGAAAAGCGCAATTACGGGACCTGTCATAGCTCTATCCTCCGAGAGACTCTACTTAGTTTTTCTTATATCTGTCGAAAATTCAAAGTAAATATGAATCTCTCGTTTAAGGAGAGAAAGCATTTTACCGAATTTTACATGCAATGTTTTCGGTTTTTCAGGGGGTTTCTTTCTCCTTAATAATAGCTCCACACCTCTATTTATGTGCAATTCCTGATCCTTGGAATTCATACTAGTGACTTATCTCTGAGGTATGAAATGGTTTCTCTGGCTCCACCAAGAAGTTCATCATCACAGATAACTCTGGGGAAAGTAGATCCTTCACCAAACTTATCAATGAATTCTTTTTTTGTGTAGTCTTCCCCCAATTCGTATACGGTGCAGTCCATACCACAAAGTTCAAGAACAGTCTTTACTTTATAACAGTGTGGACAACCCTCTTTACTGTAGACAATAAATTTCATAAAAAATACATACGTGGGATAATTGTACTATGACTTCAATTTTCTGACAAGGTGTTCGGCCCAGTCTTCCATTTTATCTGGATGAATTGCACGAATGTCACCTTCTTCTACGGCTTTTTCCATTGATTCGATTTCTTTGGAACAGAGTTCTTTTTGTTCTCTTTTAAAAGTCATAGTGTGTAAGTATCTAGTAGTATTTTATCTAGTATTGTTAGGGTTTCAACGATTTCGGTCGAAATCGTAATAATACTTAGAATGTTTCAGGTCATCCAGTTGTTCCTTATAAAACTCCCGAGTATAACCATCATTGAAAGGGGAGTTGGCTTGGATTTCCAGATTGATCTCTTCTTTACTTTTACGGTCAGCTTCATGACACATGGCATCAATTTCAGCCTCAGTGTACTGACTGTATCGAGACATATCGGGAGACTCAAGACCTTCTGTTACTAGTTGGCGCATACGATCAACTCGCATCGCCTGTTCTTGAAAATACTTACTGTTATTTAAAAGTACCTCTTGCAATTCTTCATAAAATTGCTTGGGAGTTACTTTTTCGTCTTGAATGTAATCAAACACCGCCTCGTCTAGACGTTGTTTGCGTTGTTCTTCATACGTCTTCGGATTCATCGTAGACCTCTTCAATAGTTTCAACGTCAACTGGACGAGTAGCTTCGTACTCGATTGCAGCCTCAATAATAACCTTAATCTCTTCGTCCGTCAAGTCGTTCATCCAGCTCCAACGCTCATCTTTAGAATCCCACTCGAAAGAGTAAGATCCATTGGAGTTCTCTATGATATTCAGTCCTGATGGGTGAATTTTAGTTGGTTCAGTCATCTCTTTCTAGATCTAAGGTAACACAGTGAAAACAACCACTTAGAGTTCTGGACTGTCTCATGGGTAACATAGCACATTCAATTCCATGTCCCTCCAAAATCTTTCTGGTTGGTTCTTGATGTTCTTCCAGTACCACCAAGTTTGGATTGATACTGAACAAATTCATATTTATCCACTCTGAAGCATGATTATACCCAGGATAATAACCAATGTCAACGGGTTCTGGACACCAAATAATATCCCAGTCCCTGAATGGCCCAGGTAGAAGGTCTCTATCTGTGATTCTTTCTGGGTTTGCAAGAAGCAATCCTTCTCTCAAAAATGCAACCGTAGTATCAATGTGCATATAACTATAAACACCTTCTAGTAGGTGTACCTTCGCGTCAGGAAGAAGTGATTGTAACTTCTGAGCACCCGCCTTATTTCCACTGTTAGACACCAGATAGAGGATGTCATCGTTCGCTCTGATGATGTTTGCGGCATCAAATGCAGGATAATGTTCAGTCAATGCAAGAATGTCTTTGTTCCCCACACAGTGATCATCATACAAACTCATAGAGTATGAAGGTGTGATAGGAATCAACTGATTGAAGTGATGAGAAATGGATCCAAAGTTGAATCGTCTTGCCTTCAGTGGGGAGGGAGTTGCGTAAGTCTTATCACCATGGACAAATACAAGATCCCTAGGGCAGTAATTATAGTATGGTGTGGGTTCATAGTGAGGTCTACCGACTGCAATTCCAAGTTGAACAAATAGATCTACCAGTAATTCTAGATCTTGATTTGCTTCATCAATAACCTGTTGTGGATACAATCCACACGGAACATCCGAAACATCATCACGATCCGCATAGTTGATTAGACGCAGACTCCTGTCCATTTCAGGAACTCTCGCACCCTCAGCGTGACCTACAATTACTTTTCGGAGTTGACCCCATTCATTCTTACTTCCCATAAGGCATATCTTTTACAAAATAATCAGAGTTTGATGGACACATAGAACAGAAAGATTCTGCACCACGATTGATAAAGTTTTGTAATTCTTCGGTCGTACAGTCTGACGACAGAGGAACATACTCTAAGTATCTATTCCACTTTTCAGACAGCTTATACTTTTCATTCATCATTGGCAAGAACGCGAGTGGCGCACACTTCCACATCTTACCTTCATGAAGTTGGAAACAGTTTTGTCCAGTAGGGCAGTGATTCCAACTACTTTCTGGATCATTGTCTTCATAGGGTTCAATATTTTCACCATATCCTTTATAAACTTTTTTCCACTCTAAAAAACTATTCCAATATTCTACCTTTACACCCCAACTCTCAATAATTTTCTTCTGTTTTGCAAGAGTTTTCTTATATTCTGGGTTGTTATGGTGGACTGATACTGCAAGAACTATATCATTTTTAATCAAAGTATCAGAGATATCCTTCAGGATAAATGCATTTGTGACCAGTTCTATCCTAGAATTTGGAAAAGACTTCCTTGCATATTCACAATACTCAGCAACTCTGGGATTTAAGAATGGTTCTCCACCTAATATACCAACATTATCTGGGTCAAGTTTGTCTTTCCAGAGATCTACCCATTTTTTGAAGTTATCAAAGGTAACTTCTCCTGTGAATTTGTGATTTGCAAAGTGAGCACAACTATCACAAGTAAAATTACATCGATGAGTGATGTGTATATCAATACTTGGAATCTTACATCGGGTATGCATTACAAACACCTGTAACTTGAACTGCGTATCTATCAACCATACTCATATTATAAAACGCATGTGGGGCATCATGTTCCCAGTAGAAACAATCACCAGCTTTCCACTTACCATAACACTCATCCCTGATCTGTAGAATTTGACCAGGAGAACTATCCTCAAGCATAACCATACATCTCATGATAAACGCTGGATATGCACCAGTCATTCTAGCATATCTCCCATACAAGTCTTTGTGCATGGGTAGGTATTGACCAGGTTTGAAATGATTTACTGCAACACAAACATCCGACCAGAATGAAAAGTGTTTTCGGATATACTCCATACTTTCTGGCATGGGATTTGGTTCGTGATACTTATAGATAGTCATCTTGGACTTATTATGCCCAGACCACAAGTATTCATTGACAACCAAAGGATCGTTATGACTTGCTAGGGTATAGTTCAGTTGTTTAAACTGATCAATATTCCAATCTGGTTCTATGTGTTTCATTGAAATACAGTGAGTTTTGATAGATCTGGATAATCTTCCCAAGACCAGGATTTGGGTTGCATGTCCTTTGCCACATGAAACTTACGAATACCTTCAATAGCAGTCTCTGGTGTCATGTAGTAATGATATCCAACCGTAGTGATATCTTGTTCTGCCCAGGGTTTAGTCATGTCCCTACCATCATACGCCATCTTCTGGAGTTCATGGTAGTCTTTTTCATTATCTGTAAGAATCATACCACCTCGTCCTAGACTGAGATGTTTCTTAAACTGGAAACTTAGACACATCTTAGTGTCTGGTATATAACCACCTTCTTCCCAATAAACCGCAGCATCGATGATATTGGTATCATTGATGGGATACCAATCACTCCACTTACGATCTACCAGAAGAAAAGGGACTTCCAATTTCATAAAAGTCATTGGAACAGAAAGATATGTGTGTTTAGGTATCTGCGGAACTACCAATGGATAGTGCAACCTAAGACAAAGTTCGATTGCATGAGTACAAGAATCTGTTGCGACTGCATATGGAGCACCATAGAAGTCTGCAATTTGTTCTTCAAACTGTCTTACATGTTCAAACATAATAATCGTCGATGTCGGGTTCTTCTGGAGTGATCACATAATCATTTGGTTTACCGTACATGAAAAACTCTTCCAGAGTATACTCATCGCGCATAACAGTCCACCACTTATTGTATGCTTTTCTAGCGAGTTCTAGATCTGGACGATCTTTCCTCACAATATTCTTAGCGTAACTGCCGATGTGTGGATTAACACTAATCAAAGGCATACAGTATGTATTACCTGAGTGACACATGAAATAATCGATGGTTCGGTTTGGCATATCCAACATCTTTCCCCACTTATAGTTTTGAATCCTATGGGAAAAGTTATACTGATCTCCATCCACAAAAAGTCTCATCAACTTCTCTGCATATGGTCTATTGATTAGAACAGGACCATAATCATGGTGTGATCTGATAGGGTGTAGGAAACATGGAATCTCATGTTCATTTTCAAATCCAAGTTGGATACAGTCCCAATCAAAAGGAATATGATTCATCAAATATTCCCAATCGAAGTGCCAATACTTGACGAATCGATAATCATAGTCATCTTCCATCAACAGGAGATGTTTCTCATTGGTCGTAGTCAACCAATGTTTGATCATATCCAGAGTACAGATTGCAGTACCAATCTCTAGGATGTGTTGTCTCCATCGAACACACTCAGACATATCGTTGAGGATAACTCTGTGTTTCCAGTCAACAAAGTCTGGATACTGATACTCAGATGCAGAGAATCTCTTGAAGTTAGTGATTCCCAACTCTTCATATTGCAGTTCTGTATATTCCCTACGATCTGGTCGTTCGTCTAGATTTAGATAATATAAAGTCGGAAGACCTTTTAGTTTCATAGTTGAGCGAACATCGGACGATCGAGATACATCATTTCTTCCAAACTCTTTTCATTATTCTTCCACCATTCTAACACAGTTGCGTCAGATCGTTTAGCCAAAGCATTGACTCCAGAACCATCACTCTCAAACTTAGAGTTGGTCACAAACATAGGGAAAGAATAGGTCGTACCGACTTGATATGGGATAAAGTCTGCAGAGTGATAATGATACTCGGGAAGATCGTTACTATACCCGTAGTTGTTCAAAAATCTCCACTTACCATTTTCCATGAACATATTTACATACTTATCTGCATACCTCTTATTGATTAGGATTGCTGCAGCACTATGATTATTCACCGACCAAGGGGAAAGTGTTAGAGGCATAAACTTCTCACCAATGATATGAAGTTGAACGCAGTCCCAATTATGAGGTAGACGTTCGATAAACTCTTCCCACTCAAAGTTTAGATATCTTTCTGTATGAAAAGATAAGTCGTCCTCTAATAGAAGAACAACATCAGAATCTAGGTCAAAGAGAAAGTTGGCGATCATCTCAGATCGATTCAACAACACACTATAAAATCTCTTTTGAGTCTTAAATTGAGAATCCAGGACTAACTTTTTCCACTGGGGAAAATTTTCCTCCCCAAAAATGGATCCATTGCAGCGCCTCCATTTACGGATCTCATATTTCTTAAACTGTTTCTCCATGTACTCTCGTCTCTCTTCCCTCTCTTGGAGGTTGAGATAGTAGATGGGAGGTAGATTTGATAACTTCATAGACGAACAATCTTAGTCATTTCACCGTCGTTAGGTTTACCATAAGTGAAGAATTCCTTGAGAGTGTAATTATCTCTTTCTTTTTCCCACCAATCATAGTAAAGATCTCTGCAGACAAAGTGATGTTTCTTTGGTACTTTATCTAGGTAAGGATCTTGAGTGATCAGTGGCAACTGATATGTTCTACCTACGAATCCAAAGAAGTGATCAATATCAAGTGAACGAATACCAGGATATCCAGCAAATCTCCTAAGGAAGAAGTATTTCCCCTGAACAGTATGGATACGAAGTAGTTTCTCTGCAAACCACCTGTTGATCATCACAGGTCCGAATGCACTATGTTTTGTCTTTGGATGAAGGAAGAAAGAAATATATTCCTGCGATTCAAATCCCAACTGAATACAATCCCAATCGTAAGGGAGATTCTTCATCAGGGTTTTCCAATCGAAGTGCCAATACTCGATCAGATCTAAATCATAATCATCTTCCATTAGAATCAGATACTTGTCATTGGTATTCTCTAACCAATAACGAATCATCTCAAGTGTAGAAATAGTAATGCATGTAGATCTATAGTGTTTTTCAGGGATTAGTTCTGGTTTGAATACTTTATCTTTCCACATTTCATAATGATCTGGTTTTAAACTACCAAACCAAAATTTTTGATTTTGGATACCCCACTTATCAAACTGGGATTCCATACGAGCAATTCTATCTGTGTCACAACTCAACCAATATACCATTGGGAGACCTTTAAGTTTATCAGACATACCAAGTAATAATAGAGTATCGTGTTCCAGAAGTTACAGGTAGGATTTCATGCGGGAACATGAAGTTTGATGGGAAAAGAATCGCATCACCCTTCTCAAATTTATATACCTTTTCTCTGTTGAAAAAGGCAAACTCACCACCTTCATAGTCATCATTAAGATGAAAAGAACAAGTTACAGATCTTTGTTGTTCTTTGAATGAATCTGTGTGTTGAGTATAGAACTCTCCAGTTCTATACCGAAGGAGATCGTAACCAGTATCGATTTCAGTTTCTACACCTGGCCAACGTTCTCTGTATTGTTTGATTGCTTCCGCTGCACACTCGAACATTCTAGAATCTAGATCCCCATACACCATATTTTGACATGGAAGTCTAGATAATCCAATCATATTACAATTTCGGACATCTTCACGGACATCACCAGCACCAACCGAAGATGGTTCCCAATAAACAGAGTCTTCTGGGAACTCTTTTAGAATATCATCGCACAGATCTTCAGGCACAAGTCCTTTAATTACCATGATGTAATCACTAATCATTGATTCACCTCTTCCTGGTTCTACTAAAAGTTTTGGTGCTTTCTGTTCAAAGTTGTTTACACCTGGTCTTTTCTTATCGAAGTAAGAGTTGACACGTTCACCCCTACTATACACATAATGTAGAAATGCTTGGGTGTAGTAGGTTCCTGTATAGTTATCTCTCCAGTGTGGTGCATTACATCCATGATAGAACATGGCATCTCCAGGAGCAAGCATCACAGATCTCTTTTCTCCTCTAGGAGTTTCAATCCATATTTTCCAAGGTCTGTCTGCACACAAATTAAGTGTAAGAGAAATCTCACACTCATCCTTATCAGTATGCCGTTTTAGGTCAGAACCATTCTTATACACCCTAGAATAAACATAGGTGGGCAAGACTGTTTCTCCAACAATCTTACTCACCTCAGGTGTTTTTTCACAAAGTAACTCAAGAAAAGGTAAGTAATTATGAACTGAGTTTGAGTTTACTGCCTGATTATCACCCGCAGCATCATGTTCTTCGCAGAAACGCATGAACTCATAACCCAGTTTTATTGCCCTTTCCTGATCAATGAAGTTTCTGACTACAGTATAATCATTGACTTGGAGTTCAGGAATCATATCTCTTTGAGTAATTCTTCAATGTCATAGTAGATTTGGTTTTCTACCTCTTCTTCCATCTCATACGAACTATCCTCCTGAGTATCAAGAGCATCGCGGAGATCTTCATGCATTATATCATTATCTTCTGTTTCAGTCACTGGTTCCCGATCTAATGACCCAATTCCAAGTATATCTTCTGCAGATTCTGGACCATCTTCATCATCTGCATGAACTAGTTCAGCATATCCTCTATCTGGTTCATCTTCGAGATCAAAATCAATTTCATCCAGAATATCATTTAGTTTATCTTCGTCAATATCGCGAGTTTCATCATAATCTACAAACTCTAGTTTGGGATCGTCTTCATTATATTCAACAAGAGCACTTAGTTCACATTCTTTTCTGAACTCTTCCTGATTTTTCTCAAATTCTTCTCTTGCAAGTTGATGAACAGTTACAACATCTTTCAGAAAGTCGATATTATCAATAGGAGTAGGAGGTCCTTCTACATATTCAATCTCACCACAATCTTTTTCCCACTGAATTGCATTAACCTTTCGATCATAATCGTCTGGGTTGAACCAACTCATATCAGCAGGTTGTACAACAAAACCATCAATATAGATGGCTTTATCTTCAATTATTACTGTCAGATTCATCGGAGGCCTCCAAAAGATTTTCAAGTGGATTGACTTGAACTGGCATAATTGCTTGCTGTTTCATCATATCCTCGTACATAGTACGATTTTTCTGAGACTCTTTAACAGTCTCATTGCGGAAAGATTCTACAGCAGCACCAGTCTGTCTTTGTTGTTGAGAATTTTCAATAAGGAGAGTGGGCATCCAACCCACTGCACATCCCCAATGGTCAATATCCTGTCCCGTGTTGGGATCCATTCCACGAATATGCATATACCATGCACACTTGTGTTCAACACAATCTTTTTTGATCAGAGGACACCAATTACCTGGTTCTTCTTTTTTGAATTTCATCATAATAAAAACTCAGAGATCAGGAGAAACTACAAACTATCACATCAATGTATTGTACGGCAAGATTGATGTTTGAACTAAAACTTGCACTACCACTACTAAATCCATGATTATGTGAAGATGCATTAGTAGTATTGTTACCAGTACCTGGAGTGCTTCGTGACCATCCACCACCAGATCTTACATCACCACCACCAGGACTCAATGTAACTGCACCACCATTAGCGTGACTATGAGTTGGAAGTTGGTTTGACGTTAAAGTATGGTTACCAACCGTTCCAGAAATAGGGAAGTTACCAGAAACTGGTTTTGAAGATGGAAATGCATCTGTAAAAGTATTTGATCCAGCGGCTACACCACCAGTTCCAGTCACAACTCTAAGCGCTTTATTATTGTTAGAATTGCTTTTTGACCACCCCGTTGGAGCAGCTGATTGAAAGAATATTGAACTAGTTCCTTGTGCAAAAATATCATAATATGAATCTAGTCGAGTAGAATCACTAAAGACAATACCAGTTCCATCTATTTCTGCTGCCATTTTATTTCACGGGATGATAAGGGTTTGCTATGGTTATTTATTATGCGTTGATATCGAAGTTGCACTGAATGATATCAATATACTGAACATTGATATTACACGAAATACTTGGACTAGTGCCAGATGAACTGAACGGATGGTTATGTTGTGAAGGTCCAGAAATTCCACCAGTGGAATCAAAACTTCTTGTCCATCCCGTACCTTTATTTACATCACCACCATTATACGTTCCGTTTGGATTTTGAGGGAACTGTTGAAGTGCAGTTCCCATAGTGGCATGAGTATGGGCAGGAATTTGATTTGAGTTTAAAGTTCTATTATCCGTATTACTGTTGGATGAATATGGAAATGTAAAACTTCTACCCGAAAAAGTAGTAAAACTGATACTACCTCCACTACTTCCACCACTATTCCCAGTTACAACTCTAAGCATTTTATCATTGTGGGAAGTACTCTTTACCCAATGGGTAGGAGCGGATGCCTGATAGAAGAACATTGCAGTTCCATTTGGAGTCATCCAACCTCTACTTTCCACATTAGTAGAATCACTAAATTGAATACCATCAGTAGTAATTTCCGCAGCCATAATACTTTACCTGTGTAATTTATTTATCGCACTCGCCCTCTTTATTGAAGGTTTTACGGCACTTTTTCACTTCTTTCATTTCATCTTTGATCATCTGATAAGCATCTTCCGTCTTGATTCTACCACTAAGTTCCATAGCGCAGATAATTTCAACACGGGTGCCGAAGTGTTTCAGTGCCTCTTCAAAACAGTTTAGTTCTTCGTACATATCATTTATTGATAGAATCCCAGTCTTTCTGGAAGATAGCAAGACCTTCTCTAGTTAGGACACTTTCATACATACGATCAAAAACTCCAGGTGGCATTGTCACGATATCAGAACCTTCACGATAACAAAGTGCGACAACCTCAGGGCTACGAACAGATGCAGCAAGGATCTCAGTACCGAGCGGCTGGCGTGCATAGATGTCATAGATCGTCTTGATCAATTCAAGACCATCGAAACCATTGTCAGTAAGACGACCGACAAAAGGAGAAACGTAAGTTGCACCAGCCTTAGCAGCAAGCACAGCCTGAGCAGCAGAGAAAATAAGGGTAACATTGACTGTTGCACCGAGGTCGCGTAGTTGACGACAAGCTCTCAGACCTTCAACAGTACAAGGAACTTTGATCGTTACATTATCTAGTTCCATGAAAGGTTTGGCCTGTTCAACCATGTCAACTGCCAGATCTGCAACAACCTCGGCAGAGATTGATTTGAGTTCAGGGAATGATTCAGAGATTGCTTTGATTGCCTCAAAAGGATCCTCACCACTCTTTTTAATCAGACTGGGATTAGTTGTAACTCCATCGATAAGACCAGTGTCATATCGCATAGAGATTGCATCATAATCTGCAGTGTCAAGAAAGATTTTCATTTACCTACTCCGTAGTCTCCGCCTTTTTTACCATGATCCTTTTCAAGATCTCGAATATTTTGGTGCAGTCTTTCAACTGCTTTACGAACTTCTTCAGTTTCTTCCCACTCAAAAGTGTCACCTGACTTGGTGACATGTTGTTTCTTAGCCATAAAATTCTTTAGCGTTTTTCAGTGTCGTCAACAAATGCATTTTTCCATGGACGTATCCAGCATAGATTATACCAAGTGTACCAAAGAAAAACAAGCCCAATCCAATTAATTGTGCGATTGGTGGTTTAAGAGTTTTCTCTTCCGTAGTCGTCTTCGATTCTGTAGATGTCGTTTTCTCTGCATTCTCCACTTTGTACCTCCACGAAAGTTATACCATCAGCATATGCTTCTAGTCGATGGATTTGTTCTTTCTTAATTTTATAAGAGTCTCCTGGTCCAACTGTATGAAGCGTATCATCAAGTGTCAGTTTACCATACCCACTGACAATGTACCAGAATTCCTCTCTTTCGTAATGTTTTTGAAGTGAAAACTTAGAAAAAGGTTTGATATGAATCTTTTTGATAACAAGGTTAGGTGTTCTCTCAAGATCTTTATACCAACCCCAGGGTTTGTCAACTCTCATTGCCTAAAATATCCCCTAGTCCACTTATTTATGTTAACATCAATGGAGCAGTGGCAGATATGTTTTGAACAAATTACTCTCTTGGTAGGCCATTGGATTTCATCTGGTTCATCCATGTGACCCTGTGGACCACCAATACAACAGTTACCCAAGAAGATTTCACCAGAGTGATCAACAAACAAACTCTTTAAACCAACTTCACAAACATATCCTTTAAAGTTTGTTTGTCCTGAATTAATATAATCCAGAGTATTTGTACCACTTTCAATGGTTTCATCGTCCATCTCGAAATCGGCAGTAATATCTGGAGTTCTGTTGAACTTTTCGTCAGTCTCTAAGTATTTTTCATGACCCAGAGAAGACTCGGCATCTCTAAACCATGCAAGTTGATTTTCGTCGTATAAGTGAACCGTTCTGTCAACGCTACCCCAATCAAGACACCTGACAGGTTCTACAAAGATGGTTGGAATATCTTTAATATCATTATAAACTTCTACGCAATGATCCCAATATCTAGGATGCATCATTATTCTCACTGTCACCATTGTATTAAGTGAACAGTAAAGAACTTTTTCTAAAAAATCTTCTGTTGGGTGTTCTGGATGATATGAAAAACAAACATAACTAAGATTCTTGGAAATATCTTTCCAATACTCCACAGGTTTGAATCCATTCGTGGTTGTTCCTATGGTGTGTCCAGCATCAACAAATCGTTGAACTAGTTCGGGAAAGAAAGAACTAATACTTGGTTCTCCACCAGTAACAGAACAATGAATCTTAGGATATCTTTCAAAAAGAATATCCATGAATCTCTTCGCATTTTCCCACTTATAGTGGTGTCCTTTACCACTATTCAGTCCAGGAATGCAATAGGCACACTTATTCTGACAAATGTTATTGACCATCCAGGTCAAATGCATAAGATTCTGGTCTTTTTGAATTACCCTACGAATCTTTTTCATTTGTAGTCATATCCCCCACTTAAGATATCAAAGCATACACTATTAAATTTACCCTCAATGCCACGCAGAGAGATTTTGGTATGAGATGACCTGATATCTACTTTAGTCACATAGTATGTACCATTGATCATAAGTTGATCATTTGGATCATCATTATTACCCCAACGGATTTGTTCTTTTGTACATCCATTGTACTTGACGTAATCTCCGACTT